AAAGTCGAGGTAACATCCGATAACTTGGGATGCTTCAGGACTTAATGGACAATGAAGGTAAGGAAATGGGTGCAACCATAATTGATTTTGTTCATGTAGCGGAGTGGAACGGAACTAAAATAACTCCATCAAATGGCAGGCATATAAACTTTCTAGATTATAGTCAGTATTTTAATCAGTATGATAATGTTAGAAACCTGTTGTTAGTCGAAAAAGAATTGACAATTGAAACTGAACGTGGATTTTTCGATCACCCTACGATCACCACATTGCGTAGGCTTGATAATGATTACAATAATGAACAGTTCTTTTTGAATGATTACACATCAGTAAATGATAATCAGTTCCGTTTCAATAATAATGGTGACATATTACTATGTGATTTCTTCACCCTGTATCTGATGCTAGAAAACCATATTAGTTTGAATGTCTACGATCATGTGGTTTGTATGGATTGTTTAGAACTGACGATATTCTTCCGCAACTTACCCTCCCCACAATGTATTCGGAAGATGGGGTTAGGCTTGAGACCGAGAATGATGATGAAGTTGTCCAATCTAAAGTCATTGACCTTTTTGGCGACACCATACAATAAGAATGACATAGAGCAATATGGATTTAAATATGTCGAGTATTTCAGGAAGATCAATTTTGACCTGTTTGACAAAGAATACATTGATTCCATCTCAAGATCAGATGAGTTGATTTATTATTACAGCAGAAATAACCTCAACTGTGATGATGGTATCAAATGGTTAGAAAGTATACAATCACAATATCCTGATATTATATTGACTGATAACTATATGGATATATGGCAACATAATAACATACTATATACACCTAAACCTTATGTTGGTTATATTGAGCAGTTCGGGAGAATGCTTTTTGAGGCAGAACACTTTGGTATAAAGTGTCACATTAATAAAGAGTGTTCTGCAGAAGATAAATCAGGTATGGACTATTACTTAGACTATTACCATATAAATAATGATATGGACATTAAAAGTGAAAACTTTTTAGACGTGATTGAGGGAGCAATACATGAGTAAGTTAAGCGACAAACTAAATGAGGCACGTGCCAACACTAGAAGCACTTCCGATGAACTAGCCCACGAAATACAGGGCACGTTTGAGGACTTGTTGTTCCAGTTTGAGATGATAGCTGAGATGGATGCACTTAGTTTCAACGTGTCAAAGAAGGTTCGTAGTGCTGTCAGTGACATGAGGAAACTCAGTAATGAGGTTGTGAAGGATATCAAAGGAGGTAAGAAATGAGTAAATTAAGTGAACATCTGAATGAAAACAAAATGACAGGTATATATCAAAGAGCAGATGGTATGGACAAAGATGACTATACATTAATGAGAAATAGTTATTATGGTATTATTGACAATCTCCCTAATTTGGTTGACGTATTGAAAAAGGCTGGCGATGAGGCCAAACCAGAATACAAAATATGGAAACAGATTTTGGATTTATCTAATAAATCCAAGTTAGGCAAAGAGTTATGAGATATCATGAATTCTTATTAGAAGACCAACGTATTCGTGAATCATTTGGTAGTTCTGTTAAAGAATTCATGGAAATGGTTAGTGACTACTTTGCTGAGTTTGCCAGTGATGTTAAGAGATTGAGTCACGACTTCACAAACCCTTGGAAGTCAAAGGTTGATGTCATGAAGATGAAGCGTGATGGTTGGAAGGTCAAACGACATAGTATGAGCATGGCACATGAGTTATGGGTGCTTGTTAAAGACGGAAAAGAAGAAATGGTGGGGTATTAAATGTCATTAAAAGATGAGTTTGAATTACTAAAACTAGGTTTGAATGAGGCAGAAGGTATCGACTCTGACCCAGAAGAGGATGAGACACCAGAGATTAAAGAAGTAGAGGGTTTTAATATCCTCCTTATGACATCATCTACTGACTCTCGGAATAATAAAACTAAAAAGAACCCTACCATTATCAAAATAGAAAAATGGTGTGAAAAGAATAATGTTCCTTATTATACCTGTTTCTCTGATACAGCCTATCTAGATAAAATGAAGGACGGCGAAATCAAGATATTCAATGTTGGGGATAAAGAGGGTTACACCATTGATCGTGACAAGACATTCGTTATTGCCAGACGTGGGGTTATGTTTCATAGATATTCACAAAACCTTATGTCCAGACTTGAACGATATAGGTTCTGTTTTTTGAATGAAAAACATTCCATATTTGAATGTGAAGATAAGTATCTGACATCATTGAAGTTAGTTGAAGCAGGGTTACCTATCCCTGATACCGCTCTGGTACCTACAGAGCAAATGCTTGACATCGCCTTTGACAAAGTTGGTGGTCAATTTCCTGTTGTTGTCAAAACATTGAGTGGCACACAAGGCAAAGGTGTATTCATTTCCAGCGACTACAAAGCATTGAAATCAACTCTTCAAGCCATATGGTCTGTTGGAGATGAGGTTGAGATGATGCTCCAGAAATACATTAAGTCTGATTATGATGTTAGACTCCATGTGTTAGGTGATAAAGTTATTGCTTCAATGAAACGTGAAGTTGTAGATAACGACTTCCGTTCTAATGTACATTTAGGTGGTAAAACAGGTAAATATAAACCAACTAAAGAGGTTCAAGATTTAGCTATCAAAGCTGCTAAATCCGTGAACTGTAAATGGTCTGGGGTTGATATCATGTTTGATAAAAAAGGCAACCCATATATACTTGAAGTTAACGCATCTCCGGGAACTGATGGCATTGAATCATTAACCAAATTGGATATTATTGATATGGTTATGAATTACGCCAAGAATACTATTAATTGGACACGTCCACCACAACAGATCGGGGTGGTCGAAACACTTGAAATTGAAGGTATCGGTCAACTCCATGCCCGTTTTGATACAGGGAACGCCGCCGGAAGTTCCTCACTTGACGCACAAGACATTAAAGTGACAGGTAAGAAGGCTACATGGAAAACTATGGGAAAGACCATGATAGGTAATATTGTGGACAATGTTCGTATGAAGAACAATCATGATTCAGAAGAGAAGATTGATGAGAAGAGGATTGTCGTTGAATTGGATGTTACATTTGAAGGTGTTAATTATACGGGTGTATTATTCAACCTGAATGATAGAAGTCATAAGACAACACCTGTTCTAATCAATAAGGACTTTATGATTCGGTCTGGTTCAGTTGTTAACCCAGCTAAAGTATATGCTGTCACGAATAAACCTGATTATCTCAAGAAGAAGAAAAAGAAGAAAATAGAAAAAGAAGAGAGGGATGAAAACTAATGAGTAAACTAAAGAATCTACTATTAGAAGAAACTCATCCTTTCCTTGAGGCATGGGAACAATCGTATGCTGACTCTCGGAATCTCAAGAATGTCTTAGGTGATATGTTGAAGAATAAAGGTGATGACGATAAATACAAGGAACTACTGAAAATAGTAGCCGACTTGGATAAGTTCTATGCACAGAATACTAAGACAGTAATGCAAATAACAAAGAAAATGGTGAAATAAAAAGGGAGTCTAATCTAATTAGACTCCCTTAACTTTACTCAGATTTCCACTCTAAAAGGTGTTGGAAGGGCAATTCTTTATCAAAACTCATCCCTGCGGCACCGACATGTCCACCCCCACCGTATTTGTGGGCTAATGCACCAACGTCAATCCCTTCTTTGTCGGTATACATACTGACAGAGTAGTTCTTATTAGTGTATCCATATGCCAACATAGCATCATACTTGTTCACATCCCATTTCGACTCAAACATCTGACTGTTACAGTTCAATGCGTTTACCACCAAGAACCGATGTCCTTCCCATTCCATATCAAACGAATGAGAGTTACAGTGTTTGGCAAACATTACCTTCTGATACTCATAACAAATACGACCTTCATTGATCACTTGATCACAATACTCTTCCGACTCAAACAACTTGAACCAGAAACTATCACTGTCACCATCAGGGTCATGGAATTTGACACCTGTAACCAACGGGAACAGGTCTTCCTTACGGATACGTGCATCAGAGTATTCAATATCCCATACGTCATACCGACCAATCATTTTAATAGATTTAGGCATAGGATTAACACTGCCATTGAACCATTCCCAAGTCAATTCACAACCAGACTTACCAATTTCACGGAGTCCTTTGAGTCGCTGACCACTCTTTTCAATGTCTTCAATAACCGTCTTGTGATGGTCAATCCAAATGAAGTTCTCATAACCAACCATATCACGGATTTTAGCCATTTCATGTGGTGGTAGCGAGAAGTCAACCATATACACTTTACGGGCACGTTTAATCTTATTCCACGGAATCTTGTATCCGAAGTTCATTCCAACAGTTTCACTCAACGGTGAGGAATCGGTATGATACCGAACGATACCTGCCGCACAATATCCATCAGGATCTATGTGATGAAGCACAAGTGTCGAGATTTTATTACTTTTTTTCATATTTCATTTCTTCCTTCCGATGATTTTATATTTTCCACGTAGAAACGGCAACACTTTCTCTTTGCGCCACTTCTTAACCAATCTAACATAATTGTTGATATCCGTCAAGTTATATCCAGTTCCTCTATTATATGAGAGAACAGCAAATGCCCAATCACCTTGGCGATATTCTAACAACCAAGCATAGTAATGAACACCTATCTTTATATTGAAACTATTATCAATCAATAGATCAATGGTGAGTTCTTCATCAGTAGGGTCACGGTCACCATACTTATCTTTGAATAAGTGAGGGAATATACTATTGACGTGACGTGCTGTAGGCACTTGAACCTGCATGATACCCAATGACTTAGGTTTCCCTTTATTATCAAGGTCGCCTACCACTACGCCATTGGTCTGGTATTTGGAACTATCACAGGCAGACTCTTGGTAGGCAATTGCCGCCGCCGTCTGTCCCCAAGTGTCTCCATACAACTCTATCTTACTACCTTCAAAGTGTGCCATCTTTATACATAAGGCTTGTTTAAGTTCTAACTGAGGGATTTCACTAGTATTTCCCATACTTGGGATAGCAAACAAACAAATGACAGCCATTATGACTGCCATAATTATTCTAATCTTCAAATGTTCCTCCATGAACTATTGTATTCGGTGAATTTCTCTTTCCAGTTCGTCTATCCTCTCACTTTGTTGTTGGACAATATCAATAATTGCATTCAAACTTTCTATCACGTCTACACCGTTTCGGTCAAGAAGAGTCCCAACTGTGAGAGTATTTATACTAGCTTCATTGATTGTAGCAGTACCATCAACACTTAGTGTTCCAAGAGGTCTAATAGAAGTGATGGTATCATCCCTGATAACCCACGTATCAGTGTAACTCGGTAGTCTTCCAAGGTCTGTGATTGGTTCAGGTTCTACCCCTAGACGTGACAGAGCATCATCATCAAGAGCATCATCATCAAGAGCATCACTATCAAGTTCCTGTATGCGTGTCAGCAGATCATCTTCCAATTCATCAATCCTTGTGTAGACATTATTGATATATCTCTCAACTCTATTATCAAGCCAAGGGTCACGAATAGCCACTAAATTTCCATTTCTAACAGAACTAGGATTTCCCATTGAAGTTCTTCATCATCATCTTCAACATCGAAGCCGGATTGTGAACCTAATTCTTTTATAACACCTGCCGCACCTGCATAATGTGCCGCATGTCCTGTTGCGTGTGCGTAATTATTATACAGGTCTGATGGGTCTTCATCAAAGTTATCCGACCCACCAAACCTGTCATCACCAAACATTCTTTCACCTTCCATAGAGGCTTGTTCGTCGTAATACTCTTTGAATACAGAGTTAACTAACTCCATATTTTCTTCGATATAAATCAAAAACTCTTCCATTACGCAACCCTCTTATCACGACATTGCACTCTGGTAACAAACCCATTGGTGAGGTCACGACACGTCAAGTCGTATCCGAAGACACAGGCACTATCAGTATTCCATTTATCGGCATACTTAGCATTGTATGCGTCTATCTCTAATCTCTCCATTGGAGTGTGACCGTGAACAATGATACGACCCGGTAAGACTTCAGCATCATAGTGAAGGAATTCATAACGAATCCAGATCATATCGTGTCGCAACTGACCTTCCAATGAAACATTAGGTCGAATACCTGCATGAACAAACACATAATCACCATCTTCATGGCATACCTTGAGATTGTCATAGAAATCTTGGTGACTCTCTGGCAGATCATCCCATTTCAAGGGTGCATCTTCGTCAATACCAAGATTACGTTTATACGAACTCACAGTTGAACTTCCCCCATTATAGAGGAACAAACTTATATCATCCATACGACTGTTACCGCTGAGGTATTGAATGAACATTTCTTCGTGATTACCCATGATAAATGTACAAACTTCATCACCATATTCTTCACGTAGGTCTACCAGACGTTGGACGGTTTCAAATACTCCATCACCACGATCAACGTAGTCCCCTAGAAATACGATTTTGTCATCGTGCATCAACATAATTTGATCTAAGAGTCCTTCAAGGGTTTTTGCACACCCATGAACGTCACCACAGGCAAGTAATCTTCCACTCATTCTCTTTCTCCTTTTAAAATATTATCCTTTCTTAATTAAAATTCATTTTGAGTTTCATTAGAAGCATTGCGGCTTCTGCCTCGGTCAAGACAAATTTAGTGTTGGAGTTATCCCTAGCATCGGGGTCACCGATAATAACTTGAACTCCAACACTACCTTTGATCACGGTTACTTTCCTCATTGTCTTACCTTTACTTCAATCGGTTAACGACACCATCTGCGAATCCCAATTCAATTGCTTCTGGGGCATCTAAGTATTTGTTACGTTGAATCAAATCTCTGATGAACTCTGGTGTTTGACCTGATTTATCACCGATATGGTTGATAAACAAATCACGACAACGTTGTAGTTCTTCAATTTCAACCTCAATATCAGGCACAGAACCTTCGTATCCTGAAATTGGGTTGTGGAGCATCAAACGGGCGTGTCTACTCATAAACCGTTTACCCTTTGCACCTGTTGAAAAGATGAATTGTCCTGCTGACATTGCTTTACCCATACAGATAGTTTTAATGTCACAGGTTAGCATTTCCATACAATCAACGATAGCGAATGCGGCGAACAAGTCACCACCATAGCTATCTACAATCATTGTGATATCCTGCAAAGGGTCTTCTCTCTGCATTCTAATCATTTCAATATTAATCTCTTGGGCTGAGTGTTCATTAATCTCACCGGATAGATACAACACACGTCCATTGTGTCTTGTACTTTGCATCGGGTAAGGCATTTCCCGTCTTTCCATAGTTTGTACCATTAAGTAGTTCTCCTAGTTAATTTTCCTTCGTACCGTTTAATAATACTACTTGTTTTCTTCAAGAACGTCAATGCTCACAGTCTCAGAAACCAATCTGAATTTCTGATCTGTCTTTAGACTGATAAGTTTATTATACCTTACTAAAGCGTCATCATAATCAGTAGTACAATCACATAACATCCAACCGGGTTCTTTACTTACTTCCATTATATAACCGGATTGAATTTTGTATACGGTATGACTTCCTACTTGTCTAATTATATTCATTATCTTCCTCCTCTTCGGCAACATCACCATAGAAAGTAATATGATCATCTACTTGTTTTTGCCAACGGGTCAACATCCTCTGGAATTCCTCAAGGTGTGTGAATAGAATCTCACCATTAAACACGGAAGCATCCAAATTGTCTAAGTCTTCGCTATAATCGTTCATCGTATTCCTTTCAGTTTAACACTTTTATTCTCATGGGGATAAGGTTCATCTATAAACGGAACATTAAGAAACTCACATAACTCCTTATATCCATCATTCCCATCTGTCACATTCAAGTAAAGAACATCTTGTTCTCGTCCTTTAAAATGTTCAGATATCCTTTCATAGTGATGTTTCTTTACGGCTAATTTATTCTCAACTTCATAGTCTAACCTTCCATGCATGTCCATTCGATAATCCAACCCATATTGGGGCAACGGAGGCTGACGATATTTTAGCTTTTCATGGGTATTATAAACTGACTTTAACCATGCCTCTTCATCGTTACGGTATGTAACAATGAACTTGGAACCGGGGAACTGTCTGTCAAACTCATCAAATCTGAACATGAACGGATTATCTATACCGAAATCATATTCATTCTTGAGTGCCTTTATAAGTGCAGGACTAGGGTGTTGATACCCTTTAAATCCCAACCGTGTAAGCGCCTGACGGGTTGATGTTAGACCTGTTTTACTGATACCTATTCCGAATATTTTACTAATCACATCCTCCCACACACAATTTCGCCTTCACGAAAAATATATGTGTATCGTCACTCATACATTTATATTTCTGTACGGTATCATTACACACCCAAAAATCGGTATCACGATCACGACCAAGATTACCTTGATCTTCGCCATCTTCAACTACAAACATTATACCACTTTCAACCAATTCCACATTATTTCCACATATTGGACAGTTCATTATCTTATCCTTTCCTCTCCTCTACTGGATTTACATACTCCCAAAAAATTACGTCATAGTCATAAGAAAGTTCTGAGTTGTCATCAACAAATCGCCAACTGCAATCATCCTCATCTACTGATTTAAGGATAACATCAGTTTTAAATGTCCAAGAACTCCATGGCTTAATGACTACCTTTACAGGTCTTCCAAACTCTGGTAATGCAACAGGTAGTAACATGATATTCTCCTTAAACCTTTCTATACGTTAAGTTCAATCATCAGCATTGGTTCATCATGATACGAAGCGAGGTACACGATAGGGTCACTACCTGTAGTCTCTTCAATATCTTGAAGCAACTGAACCATATCCGTGACTTCGATTAGGTAAACTTGGTCACGGATATGTTCATCGTTAGAGATAAAAGCGTCAGGATGAGGCTTCTGTGCAAATTCTACCTCATTATCAGAAATCATGTAAATCATGTCTTATCCTTTTATGTTCATGACAGGGCGAACTCTGTCTATGATAGTTGCAGTAGGTTCAATACACATTTCTATAATCTCTGCATCTTTGTAAGCCAAAGGTGATTCATCTAAAGGCTTTGTTGAGGCATAAACACCTTCCATAGCCTGTTCTGCCATTTCTTTGGTAATACGTCTTTTAGCCTCAGACCGTGAATATAATCTTCCTGCACCGTGAGGGGCAGAGTAGTTCCATTCAGGATTAGACTTACCTTCACAGATAATAAGACCTGTTTTTGGATTAAACGGGATAATCATCTTCTCACCTTCATACGAACGGATAGCACCCTTGCGGATAATCCAATCCTTGAAGTCGATGAAGTTGTGAACAGTTGTGATTTCTTCACCAAAATCTAGGTGATCAATACCCAAGTCATCCAACACATGAGCTAATTCATCCATCATTACCTTTCGGTTGAAGTCGGCATATGTCTGAGCAATGATCATGTGACACAGATACATATACATATCCTCGCCCTGTAGATACTCCATACCTCTTGGCACATAAGTCTTTCCATACAACTCATCATAACGTGCGATTTCTTTGGCATAATTCTTTTTGGAGTGGTTATTCTTAACCCACTGAACATACACCTCTTTTGTTACCGCCGACTGACCACAGGTGGCTTGTGCTTTCTTCTGGTGATACTCAGCGATACACTTACCGAAGTTACGAGAGCCGGAGTGAATAGTCAACCAATAGTCACCAGTTTCGTCAGACTTTCCGATTTCAATGAAGTGATTACCACCACCCAACGAACCAATGGATTTGATAACTCGTTCAAAGTCACATCCTATAGTGCGACACAACCCTTCTAATTCGGCTTCATCCCATTTCATCTGAGGCATTACCATATTGTATCTGATACAGAACTGTACACGCAAGTTAGCCAACTGCACTTTGACACGCTGGTAGAATAATCCCATATCAAGTTCTTTGGATACATCTTTGCGGTGGTTAGTTCCAACTGGAACAGCCTTACGCATTGCTCGGTCTAACTGGTCTTTACGAACGGTAGCGAACACGTTCTTTCCCAAGTTACCAGATAACATACCACATCCAATATCTACCGATACAATATTAGGAATTATTTTATCACCGACTTCCATAGTGAAACCGATAACAGAACCCTTACCTGCATGACAATCAGGCATAATACGAACAGGATTAACAAATACCTTATTGTTAATCATTTCTACCACCTGAGACATTGTAGAAGTGTCTACTTCGTCAATCATTATATGTGCATCTGTATATTTTCCTTTAAATTCAATCAAAATTATTTTCCCTTTTTGTAAATTTAATTCTCATATTTTAGCCTTACATCTAATATAGATAACATCATCCTCCGGTAATCGTGCTGCACGAAAATTTGAAGGGTCAGCGAGACATGCAGTATGAATGACAGTCGCTTGCTCGATCCCACCATCTTGTGTATTATCGATTCCAATCAATGTACATTCTTTATCTTCGTTCGTTCCGCATATCGGACATATTTTTTTATCTTGTGGAAAACTCGGAAATATACTCATTTGTCATGTAATCCTTTCTATTTCTCATCAGTGATCTCTATCAGAGGTGGTCGGACCGGCTTATTAATAATATGTTCTTCTACGTGTCCGCATGATGAACAACAAAATTCAAACTTTCCTTCCTTCTCAAAAAACAGTTTATCCATTTCTCTATTCAGATTAGCGATTGCCATTTTAGCTTCCTCACTGTAATGAGTGTGCCAAGCAGGGTCACATCTACATTGAAATACTGCTTCTCTTATTAATTTTGCGTCTATTTTCAGTCCGTGACAATTTGTCACGACCTCACTCCCCTCTGTCCTTCCACTCTTGAACACTTTATTAGCCATTTTGAACCTTGAACCCTTCCTCAAAGAATCCATGACACTCTTCTTTGGAATCGATGTTGACATGAGCAACAGGGAATGCCCCGTAGGCATTAGACTTACGGATATTCACCTCTTGATTGCAAATATTACAAATCATTTTATTTTCTTTTACCATTATATACTCCTTAAAATTTGTTACATTCTTGAGGAATGGCAAGAGGGCGAAGTTCCTGAAATTTGACAAGAGCATCTAACATAGTAGGTGCTTTCACGTCATCCATTTGAAGGTTTCTAAAACCCTTTACCTTGAAGTAGATTCTGTAGTTTTTATTTCGTACCATTATATACTCCTTAATAGAGAATGTCATCGTCAGGGTGAGAAAAAGATACATCCAATGGTGCAACTGTATACGGACGATACTCTAACTCATCCAGTTCATCTTGACTCAACTCAAATTCTGAATAATCTTCCATTACTCTTGTCCTTTCTTCCATAAAGCAATATGAAATCTGTCAAAGGATAGTTCTTTCTGGATTAATACAGTGTCAAATTCTTCACCTGACTCTATAATCAGATCGTAGTTGTAACCAACCCATTCAGTGTAGGCATCCATCAGTTCTTTGAATGTCTCAGGCTGTTTCTCCTGCATTTCAATAAAGTCTACTGGTGATATCATTCAATTCTCCAAAGTAAAAGGGTCGCCTCTTCTCAGAGACAACCCCATTCTATACCTTATTCAGTTGACTGTCAAGAACTAATCAAGATCACGTGACGCTTCTCCCAAAATACGTTTCCGCATTCCACCGAAGAATCCCGTCAAAAACTTCCAAGAGAAATTCCACAACTCTCGTATCAGGTCTTCACACAAGAAGGCGATCATACTGAATGGCCACCACATACACCAAAATCCGAAGTTTGCCTTGTTTTTATTGACCGATGGTGCATACGACTCCATTCGATACGAATTCCTTACCTGTGAAATGAATGCTTGCTCTAATCCCCCACCTGCAATAAATTCGGATTTATCCTTGATATACATATTTCGGGCTTTTCGTAACTTAGAAGCCCACTTGATGGTTGACCAAATAAGACCTGCACCGGCATAGACAGCAATATACGTTAGGGCTATCATCGGATTTGCCCACAACCACATGACCGGATTAACCCCTGCAACAAAACAGGCAACCACACCTGCACCAACTGTGACAATAGATGCCCCAACACCTTTATCATATGCCACGAAAATCAAACAGACAATCGCCCACACAATCAATTCTACAAATAAAAACATTTACTTCTCCTTTTCATCCATATAAGTACTTAACGCATGTAGTGTAGAACAATTTCCACACCAAATGTAGACATCATCTTTGAAATGATCACCGAAATCTTGAGCGTCCTTGACAATATCATAACTCCAATCGTCATTACAACCACAATTTCCACAGATCACATGTAATTTCGCCATTACCATTTATCGCCACTCTCCGAACGGGTCTGTGCTGACAGGTTTCTCAACCTTAGGCTTTGTCTTTGGTATCCCATTCTCTTTGAAGTCATTGATTCTCACGTTAGCTATATCAATATACTCCTGATTAATATCATATCCAATATATTGTCTATCGTGCATTAATGAGGCAACTGCTGTTGTTCCACTACCCATGAACGGGTCAAGAACAATCCCACCTTCTGGACAACTTGATTTGATTGGGTCAATCAACAGTTCAACCGGGTAGATGGCAAAGTGAGCACCACTATAACCTTTCTGAGTGATATCCCATACCGTAAACTTAGGTCTGGTTGGTATCTCACCGGCTAAGATACGTTCTCGCATCTTCACGTAATGAGCCTCTTGATTCTCACTTGACAATGAGAAACCTTCTTTATCAGAAGTTCCCTTGTCTTTCCTCTTATCCATATGGTTCTTTGAAAATGCCCTCTTGATAGAGATTTCCTTTTGCGGAACTCTTGGTTGATCAAAGTAGTATTTCTTGTTCTTAACAAACATGTATACTTTCTCATGGTTTGTCCAGAACCTATCTTTAGATGATGTCGGTTGAGGGTTTGGCTTTGACCAGATGATTTCATTCCGGAGAATCCACCCTCTGTTAGTCATTTCTATTTCAAAACGACTTGGGACTTGGAGTAATCCTTTGTTCTTATAGGTATCCCCGATATTAACCCAACAGACACCCTCTGGCTTTAACACACGTTTAACTTGGTCAAACACATTGCATAGGTTTTCAACGAATTCCTGTGGTGTAGCTTCCACACCAATTTGGTCTTCGTGGTCTTTGTATGTTCTCAGGTTGAAGTAAGGGGGTGAAGTGATACACATATCCACTGACCCCTCTGGTAATTCCTGCATTCTTTCCACACAATTACCAAGATGTATTACATTAGTTTCCATTAAGCATCCACATTTCCCTGTCTGTCAAGGATTATATTAGTAATTCGATACTTCTTGACCACTCACATTAACACCTGCGAGTTCTTGTTTAATCCGAAGACCACCCGAAGTTCCGATACGATCTGCACCTGCACCAATCATTTCCAGTGCGGTTGCGAGGTCACTGACCCCACCCGATGCCTTGATCTTATATCGACCCTCACCGACTTCTCTCAGTAATAGGATGTCTTCACCCGTTGCACCTTTTGCAGTCGTTCCAGTAGACGTTTTGATGTATTCAACACCACTCATACCGACAATCTCACTCAGGAGAGCAATTTGAACCTTGTCGAACTCACTGGTTTCAATGATAACTTTAACCAATGTGTCACCGGCGGCGGCTTTGACCAATTTGATTTCGTCAAGAACTTGCTCCCACATTTGACTCTTGGCGAATCCAATGTTGATAACCATATCGATTTCGTCAGCACCATCCTCAATCGCCTTTTGTGCCTCAAATGCCTTGACAACACCCGGAGTAGCACCAAGAGGGAAACCGATAACGGTACAAACCTTAACTTCATCGTTTTCAAGAAGTTCTGATGCGTATTTTACCCATGAAGGATTAACACAGACAGAGAAAGCACCCATTTCAACGGCTTGTTCAACGTGAAGTAGGATATCATTCATTGAAGCAGTATTTTTTAGGAGAGTGTGGTCGATCATATTAATAATGTTCATTTATATAACCTCAATTTGAAGGTAGAATTCCGATTCGTCTTCTATCTGACTTGCCTCTTTGAGACTGACGATTAACTTAGAACCATCAGACCAACAGATTTTAGCGAAACCACCTAACTCATATCTTTCAATCTTTACTATTTCCACGTTGTTCTCCTTAAAAGTAAAAAGGGGCTGTGTCACCGAGACACAACCCCATATTACATCAATTATTCATTCAAGTCAAATAAAAACTTGACGTTATCATACTTTTCCAAGACCCTCAGACCATCACGTATGACCTTCTGATAGATACCATACTTGTTCGCCAATCCAAACCCTAATTTAGAGATTAGGAATGTCAAATGCGGACAACATTCAACATCCCTAATCAATTTCTCCATTTCTTTCTTGAAGACATGTTTATATTCAGCGGGTGTATAGTATGCACTAGCATCATAAGACGGACGTTTCTTAGTAATGAATCCATAACTTTGTGAATGATGTCTTAGCATTGCCGCCCCTTTCTTCCCTCTGCGTATGGTGTTGTCACCAAAGACAAACATATGATCAGGGTTTTCTCTTAGATATTTAAGATTTATAATACTATCTACATACGATTTGTCCATTATACTCTCTTTTTCACGTGTTCCATGCCATCACGACATGCTAATTTCAATTTCTTTAATTTGGTCAATTCCATAACCTCTTCGTATGCTAACTCACCCCTGCGATCTTGTAATCTTTTGATCTGATTCTCTAGAATTGTATACTCTTCCATGTATTTTCTGAACACAGGTATTTCCCGTAATGGTGAATTCTCATCCCCAAAAAGTTTATCATTTACCATAAATGTAACGCCTCCCTAGATTAGTTTTTGAATGATAACATCATCCTTTGTTAATTGTCTATCTTCTATACCTCTTTCTTGAATGTCTAACCATCTATACCAACCACCGTCTTTCACTCCTTCATCATTAAAATAATGCATTTTCCTCCCATAATATTCTGCCTCTATGAAACATCGTGGATGAGAGTCATACCAATTTGGTGTCCTAATATACAACAGTTCATCCCATTCTCCCAAGAAATTTGGGATATGTTCAGCCTTCAAGCGTTTCAATACAGGTTTGTTTGGGAACAGTTTCAGTTTTTCCTCTATCACATCATCATCCGCTCTTGATGTGACAAATAGTGCATCTTTAGGATTATCAATATCTTTTAATAAATCAAGATTATACCTCATTCGATACTGATGATCTTTGTAAACGAATGGCATTTCACCATAATATGTCACTGGATATACATTCTTATCAAAGAATAGTTTGGGATTTTCTGTGTGCAACTCACTGACTACCGTGAGTTCTTTACAGTTGTTTTTCAAAAACTGTTGCATGGGTGGTATTGTACCAAAATCAAGGATTAACACTCTATTAAACTTGTAGTGCTTGAAATCGCCATATTTAACACCGAGTATCCCTTCTTTCCATCTGGTGTCCACATGTTCAAGTTTATATCTTTCTTCATAAATTTTTATATAATAATCTATGATTGTCGTTGTCGGGGTAAACAACAGGAACACCAACTTGACATCTGGGTTATACTCCAACACCTTGATATAATGTTCAAATACATTGAAATGTGACCCAGTGATTGATTGTTGATAAATACACATTATGATTACAGCATCTATCTTCATGTGAAAAATGCATTGAATGCTTGGTTTTGTTCCAAAATATGCACCCTCTTCGCAGGTTCAAGCAACATCTTGAGCTTATTCGTCAAGAACTTCTCAGTCATTACCTTGAAATCTGGCTCTACACCGGCATCTGTGAATTCCTTGGGCCAACGATCATACATTACACACTTGATCCCAAAAGGATTGTACTTCACATAAACAAGTTTGTTCTTAGTATCCTCTTCAATGATAGGGTAATCATCAAACAAGTCTAATTCTTTCAACAACTTATGATAGGCGGCTACCGCCTTGACGTGGTATGGCGTTCCCTTCATTGGTTCACCATCTTTCAACCACTTACCCAACCCTTTGACTCCTTTGTTCTCGGAAATCTCTTCTGGGTAAGTGTATTTGATACTCTTCTTGTGTCGGGTATAGGATTCATAGATGGCATCGTCTGGGGCATTTCTCAATACCATTCCCAACAACTCTTTCAGGGCATCCTTGAACGCCGATGGTGTCTCTGACCTGATAATTTCCATACCAGTTACATCGATATTATCACAAGGCGTTCCTTCCTCATTTACCACGTGATACCCATACTTCTTTTTAGTGATAAACAGGGCGGATTTACAGACAATCTCCTGTTTGAACACAATACTAAATTCTTCCTTCGACATTATAGAGTTATACTCGGCTACCTGAGTCTCCAAGTATGAACAATCATTAACATATGTCTCAAGATGTTTGGATAGTGATAAGATTCTGTCAGATATGAACTCCTGATCATGGGCGGTCTTCCAATCACCACCAACCACACGGTCAATAAACTGACCTAACTTAATGAAAACGGAGTCAGTGTCGATGTAGGCAACCATATCCTCTGGTACATCTTCAAGATTACACTCACCCAATTCACGAATAATGGCAAGGGTTTCCTCATTCTTCCAAACACCATCATTGAACCAACGGTTGACGTATCTCTGACCAGTAATGATTGATCTACGACCACAAGAGGCAATCGCCTCAGCGGTGTGAACATTAAAGTATCGGGAGTAAGGAACTCCTGTAACACCATACATTGAGTTTAGAACGATCTTCAACGCCCATTGTAATGCGTGGTGCTTATTGGCTTGAACGGTATGTTCAGCAATAGTATCTGGATTCCTCGCTCGACTCGCCTTACCCTTGAACTCTTTCTTTAACCCATTGATTTCCTGACGTTTTATGTAGGTCATCTGTTCAACGTGGGCGAATGCACCTTTCTTGTTCTGTAGATACATTGAGCCAGACGGAGCGCAACACAACAATCCCTTCTGTAATGCCTTGTTAAAACTGTCTAACTTGTCACCTTTCATCAGGATAATCTTGTCATCCTTCAACAATTTAAAGACAGGGAACTCACGTTTCTTAACAAAATCACATATTGGTGCCTCAAGTCGGGCAATCTCAGTGATATCTATATCAGCTCGTCCTGTAATTGTGTCAATCCATCTGCCGTGCATATCTTTATACCCAACACAACGACCATAGTATGTCTCAGAAGACATGTTAAGGGTAATAATGGCGGTTGGGTAAGAGGATGCAATATCAAGGTCTACAACCCAATCATATTGTCCCTTCTGCGGCTCTTTAACATATGCCGCTGGGAACCACTCTTGGTGACCACCTTCCATCCGTGGCGCACACAAGTCATTACGTCTGAAATGTGTCAGCATCAGACCTTCGACCAAGTGAGTGGCGGCGGTGTAGTGTTCCATCTTACAACGACATAACAACGCAAGTGATTGAGCAAGGAGAATATACCCTAGTTTATCTTCAAGGTCTTCTATCCTCTTGTTATCAATGACGTTGTATTCAACATAGAGATTCCAATCAGCATCATACAGGGTTCTCAGGTCTGCGGCGATATCACCGTAATCCAATTTACCTAACCCCAACTCTTCACGGGCGATTGTATCAAGTTTATAGTTCTCTGGGTTGTTGGTTGTATACCATTTGTAGAGGGCAAAGTAGTCAAGAACTGACACACCGGCGATATCAACATACATAGCACCAGACTTGTTATCATCCCAACAACGAACGATACCAATCGGTGACAGTTTTTTGTAATGGTCGGCTTTCTTGCCAAAGAGATTCTTTGAACGATTGACTATATATGGAAGGTCAAACCCGCCTCTCTCATTGGTCTTGTTATGAGGGGCAATGTTCCAACCAGTTACAACATCAGGTGCATTCTTGTGCCACCAATGGAAGAACTGTAACATCAGGTCTTGTTCTGACTCACAGTGAACATAATCAAGTTCATACTCACCAGTGTAAGGTTTCAATCCCCAAGACTTATTAGCACCACCACCGAACTCTCTAACGTTGATCAGAGAAATAGGCCAAGCGGCTTGTTCAGCTTTCGGGAAACCTTTGGTACAATTGACCTCGATATCAATTGAGTATACTTTGAGTGCTGGAGGGTCAATTTGATTATCAGGTATGGTGTGATACCACTCTGATAGAAATTGGATTTCCTTTGGACTCTCATTCTCATATATAGTGTTTTTATGATGTTTCTGGTAATCGGAGTATTGTTGGTAAGTTTGGAATTCAACTTTTCTTACTGGAATTCCTTTGATTGTTTCGATGTGACCGTGAGGGTCAGCTTCAAAGACGTATGGCACCCAATCTATGATTCGGTAGTCATTGTCGCCTGAGTTCTGTTCCCACAGATAAACTCTACTACGTTTCGTATCGTAGTGTATGTTTTTGAAAATATTACACCTGCCTAACTACAAATTTTTATACCCCCTATGTTACCATAAGGGGTATTCTATGTAAAGAGTGGTATTACGTTAATTATGATTATGTTCAGGACGGTTTTCTGTCTGGCCAAGCAAGAAATTCTTTATAATCAGCCCAAAGAGACTCTTTTAACTTCTTCAAATCCTTCGACATTTTCACCAAATCTTTGACATGTTTAGGGTCAACATTAAACTTTGATTGAGATAGCGATTCCAACGCAGTCACTGCGTTAGATAATACTTGTTGTTGATCGGAATATTTATCAGATACCTTAAATTTGGTGCCTTTAAAATTCTGTTGTTTACCTTCCATTTCTGTTAAATATTTGTCCATTAATTCTTGTTCCATTTTATCCTCCGTTAATAAATCTTTAAATGTTCTGAACTAAACTCGTTGAGAGAAGATGCCTGTAGATACCAGTTATCAACAACCTTGTCGGCATCACCGGAATTCTTTAACCACACAGCAAACTCTAAAGCGTGAATAATTGACTGAAAGTATCCGAATGGATTTCTCTCATACGTTTTGTTCTTATCGTTCAATCTCATGTTCCAGAACTTACTGTCAACATCCGAATACACTTCTCCTGTAGCATCAATCCACAGTCTCAATATCATCCTTTTCAGTTCTTCGACGCCCTCTGGTGTCTCCGACAATCGTTTAATATCACCCGAAGATTTTTGGGGTATGTTATTCGGTGACCCAATAGTGTCTTTAAATACGTTGGAAGGCACTTTACCATGTCTAGCACTCGTTCCTTTGATTAATATTTCACCCGTAACATCACCACCACCTGCACGGTCAAAACTTCTCAGGTCAATGGTGACTTTGTTTGTAATGATATTAACACCTGTTCGCCACATCATAGCACCTCCCTTTGGTTTTTCTATATGAGAAAACGTAATAGGTACGTGGGGTTCTGTTGGAATGATGTGGTGTACATTGGCATTTTTCGTCTTCTTTAGAGATATCCCCATGTACTGACCGTTTCTAAGGTTCTTGGCAATTATAGCATTAAAGGCTGGCATTGACGTGATTTTGGACATATCCTCATTCTGTAGAGGGGTCTTGATACCTTTCTTGGCAATCCAAACATCACCGGGATTCCATTTATCCCCATTAGACGGACCTTTTTTGAAGGTTTTATGGGCACTTTGATATACTTTGTATACCTCATCCATAAATCCTTTACCTCTATAAATATAGTAGTTTTTACCTATGAAACCTGAGTTGAATAGAGCGTTAACACTAAGAAGAACACTAGATACATAGTCAGGGAACTGGTCACGGAAAATAGAAAGTGCATCCTCAGTAGAGTCAATGTAAATGTCAGAAAAGGCATCATGAAATATAACAGGGTCATGAAGCATTTGAAGGGTCAGTTTACCTTTAGACTGTCTAATACTGAATCCAACACAAAATAGACACTCCTGTAACTTGGTCTTCTCAGTGGCACTAACTTCGGTAATCAGGTATTTCTCTAAATTCATTCGGTCACCAGTGGACATTATTTCCTACCTTTGTATTTATATTTTTATATCATAGTTAGAGATAATCAATTCATTTTTTGTACGAGCCTTCTTCTCCCCAGCCTCATTAGTCTCAAATGACATACAATATAGGTATTCCTCATCCATAATGTTGTAATTCTTATACCATTCTCTAAGTTTTTCGTTATCATTATAAGTTATTAACCATTTACATTTTAACTGGTCAACCGCCGTAAAGAACTCTTGGTGGTCGAAACCCGCATGAATTTTACCATCTGGGCCGTAAAGCATGTCTTTGATATCATATGGAGGGTCAAGGAATATGAAATCATCCTCTTTTGCCTCAGCAAACAACTCACGGTAGTCAATATTTGTGATACGGAAATTCTTAATGATACTGGAAATAGTTAATAATTTCTGTGTGTTGTTATCATTGAAAGTGTCACGGTATGCCATTTTAGATACACCACCAACACCACTAAAACTAATCTTGTTCTTGACAAAGAAAGCTACAGACTTGTCCAAACTGTCACCATTTTCATAAAGTACAGTCATTTCATTGAACAATGTCTTACCTAACTCTTCAGCCTTATCTTTTGGATAACGTGCACGAATGGCGATACAACGAGCCACCAATTCTGGTGCATTATCTCTAACATTTATCCACAAGTTATACAGGTCTGTGTATATGTCATTTATCCATACCTTCCTGTCAGGGTTTATCTCTCCCTGATAGATTGAAATGACACCAGAACCAATGAATGGCTCCATGTAAGTATCAAACAATTCAGGGAACATGGTTGTTAATTTCTTAGTCTTTCTTGCCTTACTACCGGGATATCTCACCAATGGTTTTGTTGTGATTATTTTAGACATAGTTACCTCTTCTCAAATACTAAAAAGTATGAGTGGAATTTTCGTGCATGTTGCTGGGTGTGGTGATTCTTACCAATCAAACGACTTTTAGCCAACAGAACAAACAGGTCTTTACAATAAAAACCATGCTCTGCGGCTTTGTTGATAATATACACGTGAGTCAGGTGTTGTTTACCTGAACTGACAGTATCTTGACATTTGAATACAAGTTTGCTCTTCGGCTTCATAATCCTATGAAACTCTCCAAGACAATCATCATACCAAATCCATAAGTCTTTGATGTATCTGAAACCACCAAACCTTTTACCCATTATACCAGTTGCTTGAGGTTTTGTATACCCAACGAGAAAAGGTGGGTCGAACATAATCGTACCCACCGTTTCATTCTCAAAGGGTAAATTTTCTGCGGCACATTGAACCGTATCCTCGGTCTGAGGAAATAGATCAAACTTATGTGTTGGTTGTGGAACATGACCTGATTTATAAAACACACCTTTACTGTATGTCGGGTCAACATCTATATGACCATCACAGTGTAAGTCTATAATATTTCTTATCATTTCATCTTGTTCTAATCCAATCGTTTTAATTAAAGCCATTAAATCTCCACAACATAAGATGGGTTGAATTGCATGTTCTCAGTGGTTTGATAGATATTATAATCTGGTTCAGTTGCCACCAAGTCGGCACCCTCATAATGTGACCTGATTGCTTCTTTAGGTAATGCAAACTTCTCTGGATACCCCTGAGGGTTACACACGACACGTGTAACACGTTCATCCGCAATAGGGATATGAGGGTGACCATCGTTCTCTTTAACCTTGTAATCAAAGCCACAGTGAGTGTGACCATGAATCCATAGTTCAGGTCGATGCTCAAGAATGATATGCTCCCATGAGTTATAGAAACACACGTTCAATTGCGAACCTGCAAATTGTCGAGCAATACTTCGTCTATGAGGGTAGTGATGAGTTACCACAACTCTCTTCATGTCAGGGAAATTATGCTTGTAAAACTTCAATTTAGATTCAATGAAGGTTCTGGCTTTCTGACCCCAGACAATACCATCATTGTTCTCTCTCAAATCAGTGATACAACGGAAGTCGTTCAAGCCATGACGAACTGCGACATTAACACCGTTGTCACCACCTGAACCATCCCACCAACCAGTAGAACCGATAAAGACAACACCACCAATGATGATATCTCTTTCAATCAGGATTTGCAAGTTGGTCGAACATGCGGATTTGAATTTCTTATCCAACTCTTTACGAGAGGTATGGTAATATTCATGGTTACCCGGCACAAAGACAACAGTTTTACCACTCTCATGTTGAATCTCTTTCAACAAGGGGATAATAGTATTATGTGACGCAATATCCCCTGCCAATACCAATACATCGGCATCAGTCTGGAGCATCTTGTCATAATTTTTGGACATCATACCGAATTCGTTATGAAGGTCACTTATACATTGTATTCTCATAGAGTTTCCTTATTTGTTGTTTCCCTGCCTGCATTTTCAGTCGTGCAGAGGGATTAGCTGTGTGAATGGTGATAGTTGGAGGGTCGAAACCATTGGTCACAACCTGCTCTTCCATCCACAATATAACATCATACCCTGTTCCTATCTCTTTGTCATCACCAAGGTCGTGATCAAGTGAGATATGGGTGACCATACCTGTCTCAAGCAATGCTATTGCCTGAAATGGTTCATATACACGAAACCACCCATCAGGGGTGGCACGTTCATCATCAAGAAATACTTTCATCTTTACACCTTTGTTTCAGTGATTCGACTTCTCGTTCCATACGGGGAGTCAACCACATTTTACCAGTTGCAGGGTCAATACCACCTGACAATCTCCATAACATTTCAAGAAGGGTTTCTGACTCTTCCAGAAGTATCTCCATTTCCTCTTCTGTCTTTAATTCCATTATACAACTCCAATCGTCAATAAGATTCCGGGATACAAGAAGAAAACATAGACAACCAACAGTACCAGAACAATCTTCATACCTTTTGCGGCAGTTTCTTCATCCATTTGGGAATTCCTTTAATATGTATCCATAAGGTAGACCATAATTATATTCCATATAACCATAGTCATAAAAATCATCTTCAGCGTCAACCAACCACTTAATAGCGGTCAGTCGGTCTGGTGCACCCATTGTGATCATTGAGATTAATATTCTCTCAAATGAGATAACAGCCTCAGCATTAAGTTGCCGTTGATACTCATTCTCCCTATCCAAATCTTCCAGTAGGGATTCCCAGATTTCCTGTTTACGTGCAGGGGTGGCATCATAGAATTCATGTGAACGAGGGCGAAAACCATTCACATCTTTGTAGAGGTCTGAGAAAATATCTTCATCGTAGGTATATTCAGACATTTTAAACCCTTTCTATACGTTCAACATCGTTATAAGAGACACTATATACTTTACCATCTAATAAACCGTGAAGTCGTTTGAATGATTGGTGGGCTACTATAAAGGTTCGTTCCTTTTCACCACCCAGAAACATGTCTTCTCTGAGGATGACTATTGACATTGAACCTAATTGTTTAAGTGATTTGTTACTCATTGACTACCCTTTTCGTTAGAGACAACTACACTATATCACAAGTTCATAAAGACTCCAAGAGATTTCTTGATCATATCATAACCCGGTCCAAACTCCTGTAAATAACTCGTTCCTACTGATAACACACAATCGGTTCGTAGACCTGCAACATTCACTCTGACCACTGTACCGTTCTTCTCCACGATACCATCAAATTCTCCTGTTATGGTTTCCATTGCCACATTTCCCATTACTAATATCTTCTCTGGTTCTATGATATCTGCATACCTATTGAACCAGTATCGACACTCTTCACGGTGAGCAACTGAGGGTTTATTATATCTCCCCTTTCGTTTACTCTTATCAGTATAACATTGAACAGTATTCAATTCAAGGAATTCATTGCGTGAGACACCAACCTTTCTCGCCAGTTCCCAGAACTTATCAACATGTTCTCTGTCACCACGTAGGGGTTGTTCCATTAAAATGATATATTTTGAATGTTCCGTGTATTCAGGCAACACTACACCATTCTTTTTAAGATAACAATGATCACAATGACTAAGTTCTTCCGTCACTTGACTAATATTTTTAGTCATCAATCCCACCAATGAAAGAGATACTTAGCAATGATTTTACAAGCAAAATCAATATCTTGTTGTTGCATATATTGTTCGTGTTTGTAAAGTCTACGACTATCCTTACTTTCCTGTTCCTTTTCCTTTTCGGTGACTGCTCCATCCCTACTGGATAACCATTGACGGCATTTACTTCCATCGGGTTCACCCCAAGAAGTCTTGAGTTTACCCCATTTCTTATTGTGGTTAATGAAAGCATTCTCATGGTAATCATCAGCCATAAGACGTTCAAGTGCCAATACGGCAAGTTGGATATTATCAGCATCACGTTCACAATGTAAGTGATTACTATTGTGACGGATATCGTATTCCATACTCTTGAGTTTCTTGTGGTTCATTACAAGCCAGTAATGCCAATCCCAATTACGATCATTCCAGATTAGAGGAAACCAACGCCATAGATTCTCGACACCATACTTTACCTTGTAATAGGCAGTAGTCGGATTCCACCAACCCCACTTCACCTTACGGTAACAGTAGTAATATGGCTTCTCAAACCAAGTATCTTCTATGAAATCTTCAAACTTATCAATGAGAGTATCTTTCTTGCCTAGCATACTCTCAAGCGCTTTAGCCGCAGATTTGCTCAATTGTTTGCTCTTCATTTTTTTCCCTTTCAATTACCATTTGGTATTGTGAAAATCCTACAAGTACCCAACCATCAGCCGCATACGCATTCAAATCTGCTTCACATCCACCAAAATTAGGCGGGTTTTCTATTACTTTATATTCTTTAGCCATTTTTTAACCACTCCTTTATTGTTTTTTCTAATTCCTCTTCATCATCCCATGTAGCAAGTTCTACGAGGTTTGTTTCTTCGGCATACAAGACACCTGAACCATCACCATACAGCTTGATGTAAACGTAATCCTCGTTTTTCTCTTCACACTGGTCAATCAGTTTACACAATTCACGTAGATTCATGGGTATCCTTTTTCTCTATTTTGTATGGTATTTTTAATACTTGATCTAATGCTTTCTCTATAATTGCCTGTCGGGTTACCCCTGTCAGTCGTGCCACCAATACACCATGAATAAAAAATAATGTAGTTGGTAGTGTGTCAACCTTAAACTTAAACTTAAAGTCTTTTTGAGTATCGTTATTACTTTGATAATACTTTATTTCTGTATCCTTGTAAACCTCAAGGTTGTCAGAAAATCGTTGGAAATGTGGTGCATAGAATTTACACGGTCCACACCAACTCGCCCAACACTTTACTATTGCAACACGATCTTGCCCTAATACCTGTTGCCAATCCTCTCCTAATTCAGTTACCATTAAAAGAACCCCCTACTGATTTGTTTTCGTGGTGGTGGTGGCGGAGAAGGAGGGGCCGGTCTTGGTGGCCTATCAGCATCCTTACAGTTTCCTCCAATTGTGTGATATTCCTCACATTCTGTCTTGACATTCCATAAAAACCCC